GACCCAATGAATTCTCCATTCGAGCTGAATTTGAAAATGGCCATCCGGCTTCGCCCTTCATTCCACAATTTAAGGACCATTTCTTCAGCTTCGATTACGCCCTCGGGATTGTCTTCCAATATGGTCTCTGTCGTGAATTCCAGCTTGAACCCGGTGGACTTGTCTTCAATGGTCTGCTCTTCTATCGACCAAATCCGCTTCATACGAGGTCTCCCCGTGGCTGTTCAGCAACAAGCTCTCAATTCGTCCGTGCTGTCTTCTGCATCCTACGACGACGAGACGAAGACGCTGGAGCTGACATTCTCCTCTGGCCGCTCCTACACCTACAGTCAAGTCCCGCCCGAGGTCTTTGAGAATTTGGCCTCTGCACCTAGTGCCGGTAAGTATTTTAATGATTTTATAAAGGGAATATTTTTCTGAAAGAATGAACGAAGTGAATTGCCATGGACGACCGTGATCAATTAATTCTCCAACTGGGCTACGATCGCCGGCTGGCGCATGACGTGCTTTTCAAACACCGGCATCCGCTACCCACCCCCCAATTCCACTTGCCGATGATCGAAGCCTACCACAGTTCCCACGATCGAGTTGTGATCGAGGGCTTCCGCGACAGTGCTAAATCCACCGTGGCCGAAGAAGCCATTTGCATCATGGCCCTCTTAAGAGAATTTCGTAATTGTATATTGATCGGTTCGTCCTACATGCGTGCCAGGGAGCGTTTGACCGCGATCAAGAATGAATTCGTGGTCAATGTTTTCATCAATCAATTATTTGGTGGACTGGAGGGTCCCACCTGGGGGGAGGGTAGGATCGTCCTCAACAACGGCGTCTGTATCACTGCCTTGGGCTCCGGGCAGTCGGTCCGCGGGACTAAGTACTTGGACGCCCGGCCCGATTTTGCTCTTATCGACGATCTGGAGGACGAGGAAAGCGTAAGGACTCCCGAGGCTAGACAGGAGAAGATGGTCTGGCTGTTCAAGACCCTCGTGCCTGCGCTCGCCGATGGTGCGCGGGTTCGCTTTGTTGGGAATAGGCTGGACAACGATGCAGTGATCGTCAGGATAGCCAACGATCCCAGCTGGCATCATCTCAAATTTCCAATCATGACGCAGGCTGAAGAAGGGCAGGAGCGCTTTGATCTCCCGAGTGGGAAATGGGTCGCTCTCTGGCCCGAGAAGTTTGACGTTGAAAAGATTGCCAAGCGCCGTTCGGAATATGAGCGGCAAGGGCTCCTCCATGAGTGGATGTGTGAGTACATGTGCGAGGCTGACGATCCTGCCACTAGATTTTTCGTAGCTGGGCAGGAGAAGAACTATCCGGCTCGAGTTAGGACTTGGGAAGCTGTCTACGCTGCCTATGACCCAGCCCGGACCGTCAATACCCGATCGGCGATGACCGGCAAAGCCATCTTCAGCTGGGTGGGGAACCGGCTTGTGGTGTGGGAGGGCGATGCCAAGCTATGGCTCCCCGACGAGATCGTAGCGGACATGCTCGATGCTGACGATCGCTGGACCCTTGCTGAGCTGGGCGTTGAGGCCACTGGTCTCGAAGAGTTCATCATGCAGCCTTTGCGTCATAAGGCTCTGGCTCGTCGTCAGCTGCTTCCTCTACGTCGACTTGATCCGCCTAAGGGCAAGGACACGTTCATCCGTTCGCTTCAGCCGTTTTTTCGGGCGGGCGAGGTGGACTTTGTTAATGTGTCTGCTGAGGCGCGTGGACAGCTCTGCAGCTTCCCGAGCGGTCGCAAAGACTTTCCCAATGCGCTCGCCTATGCGCTGATCATGCGCCCTGGGCGGCCGGTCTACGATGGGTTCTCGCGTGAGAACATTCAGGATACGCTGCAGCGCGTGCGGGAGCCGTGGTGGCTTGTGGTCAATGCCTCGGCGCAATATACTTGCGCGGCGCTGCTTCAGGTGGTTGACCAGTGTGTGCGCGTGCATGCGGACTATGTGAGGGAGGGACCCCCCTTTGACAATTTTGGCGACATTTTGTCGCAGGCTGTGCTTGAATGTGGAGACCCGCACGGTCTTCGTGTGGTCGTTCCTCCTGTGGGCCGCGATAGCCATGATGTTCATGGTCTTCGTGTTGCGATACGTTCAGCACAAGTGAGGTATCAGAACGGTGGGCAGGCAGATCGGGGGCAGGTGGAAATTCGATCCATGCTGGAGCGCAAACGGCGGGGGGAACCAGTGTTTGCAGTTGCAAGCGCTGCTAGATGGACGCTCAATGGTTTCGCTGGGGCTTATGGGTACGAGGTCAACCGTAGGGACGGCAGCATCAAATCTGTCAAGGAGGGACCTTACCAATTGCTTTTTGCCGGTTACGAATCCTTTGTTTCGAGCATGTCCGGACTGCGCGATGACGTTCCTGGTGGAGAACGTCGCTATGCAACCGACAGTTCCGGGCGGAGATACACTACGATATTGGCGACAGGTGTTGCGTTCGAAGGGGATACTGAGATGAGGTATGGCCAAAAACGGTAAGAAGCCGAATGCCCGCACCAAGGCTGTGGAGCAGGAGCCTGTTCTGCAACCGCCGGGCCGCAACGACGATTTGTCGGATGCGTCGGGGCTTCATGAGAACTTGCTGGAGTTGTACCGGGATATCGAGAAAGGATTTGAAAATCAGCAGGATCGTAGTAATTCACAGATGGATTACTGGGAGATATATAACTGCAAATTAGGTCAAAACCAGTATTATACGGGCAATTCGAAGATTTATCTGCCGATCGTGCATGATGCGGTGAACGCGCGTTGTACGCGGTTTACTAATCAGATTTTCCCCCAAGCTGGTCGCTATGTTGAGGTGACGACCGAGGACGGCACCTTGCCTCAGGGCGAGATGAGCTTGGTCGAGCATTATATTCGCAAGATGAAGCTGCGGACCAAGGTGGTGCCGGCGCTTTGTCGCAACGGTGACGTGGAGGGGCAGTACAACGTCTATGTTTCGTGGGTGGAGCGTCAGCGGCATGTGGCATGGCGTGATCAGAAGCCGCTTGAGGTTGTTGAAGCTGAGGACGAAGATGAAGATGATACGGCGGTTGATGATATCAACGAAGAAACTATTACTGAGGGTTACCCTCAAGTTTCTGTGCTTGCTGATAGTGACGTTCTCGTTTTGCCTCATACTGCCGAATCTATTGTTGACGCTCTTGGTGATGGCGGGTCAGTCACTATCCTCCGACGATGGTCAAAATACAAAATCAACCAGATGATCGAGTCTGGGGAAATTTTGAAGGAGGAAGGCGAGAAGCTGCTTGATTCGATGCGGGGTGAGGCCAGCGTGCGACTGACCGACAAGTCGAAACAGTTGGTGGATGCGGCTGGGATCAAGAACTATGGGGGCTCCAAGCATGCGCTTGTCTATGAGACTTGGACCGAGCTTACGGTTTATCCTTTTAATGAGCGGCGACTTTGTCGGGTTTATTTTGGTTCGGAGAAGATTGTTCTCGGGGTCAAACGCAATCCTTACTGGTCAGATCGTTGTCCTCTCTTTTCCGTTCCGGTGGAAAAGATACAAGGTGTATTCAAGGGCATTTCCAAAATCCATCCGACCTCGCAGGTTCAGTATTATGCGAATGACGTGATCAACGAGGCGGCTGATTCGAGCATGTATTCGATGATGCCGATCGTGCTCACTGATCCGGAGAAGAACCCTCGGGTTGGATCAATGGTCCTATCTCTTGCTGCAGTGTGGGAGACAAGTCCAAATGATACGCAGTTCGCGAAATTTCCCGATATATGGAAGTCCGGGTTCGAGATCGTTGGCGCTTGCAAACAACAGATTATGCAAACTCTTAGCGTCTCACCCTCGGCGATTACGGGATCGCAGCAAACCAAAGCAAAACCCTCTCAAGCTGACGTTGCGCGTGAGCAGCAGGTTGACATTCTCACCACTGCCGATGCGGTTACAGTCATTGAGGAGGGAGTTCTTACACCTGTTGTCAATTTTATAGTCGAGTTGGATCATCAGTATCGCAAAGACAAGATGCTGATTCGCATGTTTGGCGAAAAGGGCTTGCGCGCCAAGATGGATTGGATTGAGCCCATTCAAATGGGTAAGCGCTATGCTTATCGGTGGTTTGGCGTCGAGCAGGCCCGGAACCAGCAGCAAATTCAGATGCAGATTGCCGGGTTGAACATGATCCGGTCGATCCCGCCCCAGCAATATCCAGGCTACAAGCTCAATCTTGTGCCGGTGATCACCAATCTCGTCGAGAACCTGTTTGGGCCGCGCATGGCGCCGTTGATCTTCGTTGATGAGAAGGCGCAGATGACGCTTGATCCGGCGTTGGAGAATCAATGGCTCGCCAAGGGGATTGATCTTGCGGTTCATCCGATGGATGAGGACCCACAACATCTGCAAATCCATCAGCAGGCTTTGATGGCCAGTGAGGGCGATCCGCAGGGGAACATTCGCGTTCATATGCAACGGCATATGGCCCAGATGCAGATGAAGCAGCAGGCCATGTTGCAGCAGCAGATTTCTGCTATGATGGGAGGACCACCAGGGGGTCCCCAACCTTCTCCTAGTGGTCCGGGTGGGCCTCGTGCCGGTGCACAGCCTCGCGGGACACGGCAACAAGGCCCGCCCGGTATGATTCCGCGGGATCAGATCGGGCCGGCGTCGGGGCAACCGCCAGCTCTACGGCAAAGAGGAGGGATGCAATGAGGACTTTGCTGTTCTTGCTCTTGTTCATGTCGCAAGCGTTTGCGCAAGCAACGCCAACGAATCAGTACAGTGCGATTGCTCCGGCTACGCCTGCGGGAGTTCTTATTGCGAGCGGCTATCATCTTCTTATTGGTGTGCAGATTGGCAGCATCACAACCACGGCAGACTATTTGAAATTTTATGATACAGCAGTGGCTCCAACTTGCGGTTCGGGAACGCCGTCAAAACGAATAATTATTCCTGTTGCAGCATCAGCGGCTAATGGGAATTTTGAAAATATAGATTTTACGACCGGCACCAAGTTTTTTCAGGGAATTGGGTATTGCGTGACAGGTGCTCTTCCTGATGCTGATACGACAGCAATTACTGCAAATTCGGTCTT